TCAGGATGTGTTGTTACCATAGATGCCGCAGTTTCGGCTGCAAGTGTATCTAATTCTGTTGTTGAGATTCCGTTGTAAATTCCTTGTGTTACCTTTAATGTCACAAAGGTCGGGTCAATAAATTCTAAATTTAAATCATCACATAAAGCACTAATTCTTTTTGTGATTTTATCGTATCTCATTTCTTCGAGTGAGCCATCTCTTTTTTTTACTTTCATCTATTAATAGTTTTTTTAAATTAAAAATCAATATCACTTCCAAATGCCGATTCTAAATCCTCACTTCCGTTATTATTAACTCCCGCCTTTTGATATTCCGCAACTCTCTTCTCAAAGAAATTAGTTTTACCTTGTAATGCTATATTTTGCATAAAATCAAATGGGTTCTCAGAATTATAAACTTTAGAACAACCTAAAGCAACCAATAATCTATCAGTAACGAATTCAAGATATTGTGACATTAAATCTGAGTTCATACCAATCAAACGAACTGGTAACGCTTCAAGTATAAATTCTTTTTCAATTTCTAATGCCCCACAAATAATATCTTTAATTTTCTTTTCAGATAATTTATTTTTAATGTGGTTGTTATATAAATGACAAGCAAAATCACAATGCATCCCTTCGTCTCTTGAAATTAATTCATTTGAAAATGTTAAACCCGGCATTAATCCTCTTTTCTTTAACCAAAAAATTGAACAAAAAGAACCAGAGAAGAAAATTCCTTCAACGGCAGCAAATGCAATTAATCTTTCTGCAAATGATTCAGATTCAATCCATTTTATTGCCCATTGTGCTTTCTTTTTAATTGCAGGAATTGTTTCAATGGCATTAAATAATTTATCTTGTTCTTCTTTATCTTTAATATAAGAATCAATTAATAGTGAATATGTTTCACTATGAATATTTTCCATCATCATTTGAAATGAATAGAAAAACTTAGCTTCAGTATATTGTACTTCATTGACAAAGTTCATTGCTAAATTTTCATTTACAATTCCGTCAGATGCCGCAAAGAATGCCAACACATGTTTAACAAAATGTTGTTCATCGGAATTTAACTTGTTTTCCCAATCAGTAACATCTTGACCTAAATCAATTTCTTCTGCAGTCCAAAAACAACTTTCTTGTTGTTTATAAAGTTTCCATAAATCATGATGTTCGATAGGGAATAGGACAAACTTACCCGGATTGTCTTGTAAAATTTTTTCTGTCATGTTTTTTTTAATTTCTATTGTTAGCAATTTCTTGTCTTTTCAAAAAGGCTTCTCTAGCTCTGTTTTGATTGTTTTGTTGTTTCTCTTCTTTAAATCCAAGTAAAGTATTTTGACTATCGGTATCAATTTCAAGATATTCATTATTGAATTTACAATTTTGGAATATGATACCGTCTTTACCAATGCGAGATTTTACGAGTGTTAAAGTTGCTAAGTTATGCTCTTTTTGTTCTAAAGTCTTAGCAATTGATAAAATAACGTGAGCAATTTGTGCTTTTTTAATTGAACCTCCCATTTGGTCACTGTTTACAACTTCAGATGAAATTGATTCTCTATTACCTTGGGTGGCTGTCCATACCGCAATTTCAAATTCAGAAGTCATAGCTTCTAAACTTCTCATTATTGACCCCTCACCTTTCCATTCTTCACCGTTTGTTGACCTTTCAGGTGAAATACAATCAACATAATCTAAAACCAATAAATCGATTTTAAATCCTTCTGATTGCATCTTTCTAATCTTAGATTTGATTTCAGATATTGTTACATTGTCACTTGCCAATTTTAAAAGTCTGATACTTCCTTTTGACCTTTCTTGTGCTTCTTTAACTTTATCCATTACAGCTTCAACATTCTCAACTTGGTCGTCAGGTGCAATACCTGTCCAAACTGTGTAATGTTTTCTTTTAATGTTACCCGGATTGTCTTCAAAAAATATTTGTAAAACATTAAGTCCGTGGTTAAATGCTGTGTTTGCAAATTTGGTAAGTAAAGTTGTTTTACCAGTACCTGTTGGTGCCAATACAACTCCCAATTCACCTCTACCTAAACCACCCTTTAAAAGGTTATCAACACCAACGATACCTGTTGATATAGGATGTCTAAAGTCTTTTGCTAATGCCGCCTCAATATCATGGAAAACATCTGTAGCATCTTCGTTAGAAATACCAACTTGTAATGCCTTTTGAATGATTTGTTCAATCTTACTATAAGATTCAAACTCACCACTTTCAATGATATTAGATACTGCCTTTAATTCTCTTTTAAGGTTTTGTTGTTTACAAAAATTTAATGCGGTGTCTTTAACGTAAGATGTGTCTTGGGTATCGTCTTTTATAATTTCCAAAGTGTGGATATGAATCTTAGAAGAATCTTTGTTACCGCCTTCAGCCATTATTTTCTGTGATAGTGTATTATAATCAGGAATTCTATTATAAGTTTTATACAACTCTTTTAGATTTTCCATAATAAATTTGAACGAGTTATTGTCGAAAAATTTACTCTCTAATACATCAATAATAGTTTCTCCGTACTTTCTGTCTTCGATAATTGCCTTCAATAGGGATTGTTGAAATGAGAATCCCAAATACCCAAAATTTTTTTCTTCCATAGTGATTTTATATATATATTTTTAATTATAGTTCGTATTGTAAATAGGTTGTTTCCAATTCGTAAGAAGATAAAATATCGGTCAGTTCAGATAAAATCTTCTTAAGTTTTGGACGAATATCTACCGTATATCTAACCTTTGGATGGTAGAAATATGCTGGAAATATCCTTTGAATAAATACATCTTCTCCAAGCTTAATTTCTAATAAAAAGTGCTCATTTCCCTTATTTGCCGAATCTTCCACATTCTCAGAATTAAGGAAATAATTTTGATTTTCACACAAATAATTGGAAGTTTTTATTTTCAAATCGTGTTCAATTTCTTTGGAAATTTCTTTTACATACTCGTGCATGTCCATTGAACGTCTAGCTTGAGGATTATGGTCTTTTACATTAAAGAAACGTTGACAAATAATATGACCGTCCAGACTTAGTAAGAATTCAAATTTTGTAATTTCTTGATTACTCATAGTTTTTAATTTTAATTGTTTTTTTATTTTTTTCTTTTCTGGTTAATCTGAGAAATGGGTTTAAAAATTTTATCCATGCATCATCTGATTTTGGTAACACGTTGAAAATTCCGTCTTCTAACATCATTTTCATTGTGTTTTTATAAGACCTACCTTCGGGGTCTAATAATTCGTTGACTAGTGAATCAATATTTTCCTTAGCATCGTCAGTTAATAGTGGTTCATCTAAAGATACGATTTTTTTGTTGATATAAAAAAATTCATCACCAAAAACTCCATGTTTTGTTACACCTGTTAATAAGTTTTTTATTAACTTATTATCTTTATCCTGTTCAAATAATTGATTTGTTTTTTCTAACACATCTTCTAACGTGATATGTTTGGTTTTAATTTCAGGGAACATTGTAAGTAACCTTTTTAAACCTAAATTTTTGATACCAGAAATATTATCAGAAGGGTCACCACATAACATCTTAATTAACTTAACATTTTCTATTAAGACTTCTTCGTGACTATAAACTATTGTGTCGTTTGGTTTATATATCTTCTGATGTGAAGGATTAAATATTTGTGTGTTTTCGGAAACAAGTTGTGTTAGGTCTCCGTCAGAAGAATAAATTATTTTCTTTTCGTTTGGTGAATTTTGAGTATAATATGCAATACAGTCATCTGTCTCGCAATATTCATATTCACCTTGTCTAACATAAACTTCTTCTAAATATTGTTTTATTCTATCTCTCTGATAGTTGTATGAACTAATCTCCTCATCACTTCTTAATCTACTTCTTCTATTTAACTTATAGTTATCGTATATGTTACGTCTTGTTTGTGAACCTTCTTTTCCGTCCCAAAATACAACTATTTTATCTAAATGATAGGTTTCAAAAGACCTTCTAAGGGTATTGAGGAAATGATATATTCCCCCAATATGTCTATCCTTATAAAAGTAGTTTTTTACCCCGTAGAATCCGATTGTAAGTAAATTGTCGCCATCAACTAATAAAACCGACATTTAAAATTTGTTTATTGTTAAAAAATACTATTCTTCTATTTGTTGTTCTGTTGATTCACTTAACTCAATTTCTCCTGAACCGGAAAGAATTGCGTTCCAATATTGTGAATAATCTTTCTTGTAATCTTCTAAAGCTTCTTTTGTGTCTGCAATATATCCTTGTGGTACCGCAATGATTTTACCATCTTTAAATGCTAAACCATTTACGTGGTTTTTCAAAATAGAAACTTTAGTTCTAATTGCATAAGATACAGTTCTACCGTTTTTAGTTGCCGTAATATGATTGATACCTGCTTTCTTTTGATTACCAAATAAGAAAACAACTGAAGACGCTAACCACAACGCCTCTCCACCCTTTGCCTTAATTTCAGGTTGTCCAAATGGATTATCTGGTAAATCAACCCAAGGTTGGTTAATAACAATTAACGTATTAATCAATGGATTTTCTTTTGTTGGGTAATCTTCTTTCTTTGATTTAGAAATTCTTGAGTGAACTCCCATTCCGATTCTATCAGATAATGCCGATGCATTATGCATCTTACCACCTTTACCTTCAAATGTCATTTTACACGGAACAGAACCTACCGAATCCCAACAAAAACAAAGTGATTGAGTAATCTCACCTTTTTCTTGTGCATCCAATACTTCATTAATGAAATCAGTTGCCTGTTCGATATAATCAAATGAGTCGTTAAAAATGAAATCGCCTTCCCATTCACCATCTTCGTTTTTCTTCGCAACTAATCCTAACTCAACAGCGTGTTCCCAACTCCATTTTTTTTCTGTAATAATGAATACAGGTAAATGTCCTTTTTTCTGAGCATCTGCCGCCGCTAAAATCATTGCGGTTGTTTTAGACGAATTTGAATGTCCTAAGAACATATTAATTCCTCCCATAACAGGACCAGGTAAACCACAAGCATCTAAAAACGCTTGTCCACAATAATAATAGTTTGTGTCTTTATATTTTGTTTTTGATGAAAATTTATTAATTGCATCGTTTCCACCTCCGAAATCTTTTTTCTTAATTGACTTTGCCATATATCTCTTTTGTTTTTTTTAGATAAAAAAAGATTGGGTATTTTTTATATACCCAATCTTATTGGTAATACCATATTAGAATGGTAACTCTCCATCCACATCATCATCTTCTTGTGGGTCTACAACGGGTGTAGATGTTTTTGTTTTTGTTTTAGGTGCTGAGATTATTTCATCAGATGTTGAATTAGATACCCATTTTTTGGAATCCATATCCCATCTAGGGTTTTCTCCTTTTGCAACCATTTCAAGGTACTCCTCAGGTTTTTTAGAATAAACATCAGACCAAGTCAATTCATCATTAGACCATTTTTGTGAAATACTTTCGTCAGCGTGTAACGGAGTTTTGTCTTCAGGGATAATTGAGTTGATTGTTGTATACTCTTTACCTGTACCCGCCTTTGTTAGTGCCAATGATAAAATTAAATCACGACCTTCAAGTGAATCGGTAAGGTTACCTTTGTTTCTCCAAATTGGAACGATTTTATCCAAAATACCATCACCCTTAGCATTATGTTTAAATCTCCAAAATTTTGGACCGTCTTGTTCGTTATCTCTATCAATAACTTTAACGATGTAAAACTTACGTGAACGGTATTGTCTTGCCAATTCCTTGTCAGACTCTGCACCTGTCATCATAAGACCTTCACACACTTCATTTAATGGTGAACGTTTTCCTTCTTGTGCTGGGTCATATAATTTAACCCATTTTCCATCTACTTGAATTTCATGGAACTTAACCTCAACAAATGGTGAACTACCATCTTTTGTAGGTAAAATACGAATACGTCTTTCTTCACCTTTAG